GTCATCACCGCAGCAGAGGGCCACCTCTGGGTGCGGACCCACCGAGCCGCCAAGCGGATCACGGTGGTCATCCTGACGGTGGTTACCCGCAAGGGAGTCACCAAGGAGAGGGTGTTGGTGGAGCGGCCCAAGGACCTCCCCGCCGGGGCCAAGCGCCTCCACCGGAACGCATCGATCCACCACTACTGATCCGATCGGGCCGCCCCTCCGGGGGCGGCCCACCTACCAGGCAAGGAAGGCAAGCCATGCAACTCCTGATCATCACCACCCTGTCCACGCTGGGTGTACTTCTCGCCGCTGGCCTCTGGCACATCGGGCGTGGTGTTCGGGATGGCTTCAGGGAGCACAAGCGCAACCGTCAGCTATAGTAGACGTACCGAGAAGGGAAGCCCTGCCATGACCAAGCTGGAGATCTTGAACCGAGTGTCCGACCTCCGAACCCACGCCCAGCATGACCTAGAGGATGACCGCGCGGACCGCCAACTGATCCTGGAGGAATTGCTGGAGGGCCTGGAGAAGCTGACCGACGAGGCGATGGGGGTTGTCCGATGATCGTCAAGTTCGATCGCATCGGGCGGACCGGTACCACGCCACCGGCCGCCCTGGAGGTCACCATCCCGGCCAGGGTCACCAAGGACCCGGACGCCATCGCTGAATTCCTCCACGGGTACGTGGGCCGGTTTCTGCTCTCCCGGGACTATGAGGTGAGTGTGGACCTCGGATCGGACCGCGTCTGGATCGCCGGTGGCCGATTCGGTCAGGGCGTGATCGAGCGGGAGGCGGTGAACGAGTGATCAACCTGGAGGACCCCGCCGCCGTGGCCGACGAGTTGCGGCGGCGGGGTCTGGAGGTTCACCGGTCATCCACCGTGATCGGTACGGACGCCAGGCTGGCCGAGATCTTCTCTTCGGCCCGCCGGGGTGGATGGACCAAGGCCAACCTCGTTCGTGCCCGCTACGTCAATCGTGGCCGCCTCCTGGCGGCCCTGGAGGGAGAAGCATGAAGCACCGTCGCGCGTCCGCATGGGCCATGGGCATGATCCTCGGTGGTCTGGTCATGTCCCTGGCGGGCAACTTCCAGGCCATCAACCTGAACGGAGGGCGGCCGGGAATCGGCGCGTACGTCTCGGCCTTCATCTGGCCGAGCTTCCTCTTCGGGGTTATCGAGGTCATGCTTCACACCCCCTGGTTGGCCAACTGGCGTGACCGCTTTACCAAGGGCGGAGCGCTGGTCCTGGTGGCGTTTGTAGCCGCCTGGATTTCGTACTGGCACTTGGCCCATGTGATGAAGGCGTACGGCTATGACGCCGTGGCCAGTCACACCGGACCACTGGCCGTGGACATCGGCATGGTGCTGGCCACGCTGGCCTTGGACCGGGTCCGGAAGGCTGGCCAGCTCCCGCCGGCTAGCGCCGTGACTAGTGGCCAAGAGGTTGATGGCCAACTGGCCAACGAGTTGGCCGAGTGGGACAAGGGCGTGGAGTTGGCCATCGGGCAGGCTGGCCAGGAGTTGGCCAACGAGGTGGAGCGGTACGTGGCCACTGGCCACGTGGCCAAGGCCTCCCCCGTGGTGGACGGTGAGCGCTTGGCCAAGCCCACCGTGGCCAAGGCCAGGGCTGACATGGCCATCCCGCCAGAGGCCATCCTGGCCGTTCAGGAGTGGTTGGCCAGCGTGGCCAAGGACAAGTTGGCCAAGGGTGACTTCGATCGCTGGCTGGCCAGTGTCCACAACGTAAGCCCCCGCACCGCTCGGCGGTGGCGGGTAGAGGTGACCGGACCGGATCGACCGGTATCGGCACCACCGGAACAGACCGAAAGGAACGACAGTGAGCAGCATTGAGGGCAAGACCAAGAGTGAGCTGGCGGCGGGCCGCCGCCGTGCCGTGGCGCAGGACGTAAAGGCGAGGGGCGGCAACCCCGTCCAGGTCTCCGATCTCCGTCAGCGCAACGGGGTGGGCAACAGCAGGGGCCGCGCGTTCCTGACCACCCTCCTGAAGGGCGGGGGCCGCTGATGGCAAAGCAGGACGTGCGTCCGTGTCAGAACTGCCACGGCAACGGCAAGGTCCAGGTTGAGGTTAAGCCTGGCAAGTGGGAGACGCGTACGTGTCCCGCATGTGGTGGCTCCGGCAAGATCACGATCTCTACGATCTGACGCTGGCATGCTTTTGGGGGTCACTGTCATAAGACAGTGACCCCTTGTTTTCCCTGCTCAAAGGATCTTTTCACATCGGGTATTGCATCCTCGCTTACGTCTGTTATAGTAGACGTATCAGCAAGCAAACGAACCAAGGAGATCCCGATGAACCTCACCACTGTCCGGACCACCGACATGGACCCGATCGTCTTCGCCAACACCTTCAACGCAGCCCAGAAGCTGGCGAACACGCACCAGTTCACCCTGGAGTTCAACCGGGACGTGCGCACCTACGAACTGGTGAGCCAGGTCAGTGGCCAGGTGTGGGCCACCTTCGGGGACGTGGTCGAGGCGGAGCGCTGGATGTCCCAGCACTGGGCCAGCGACATGACCCCCACCAGCACCCACGGCCCCGACTGGGCCTGACGGATCACCGGCCGCCCCGCAAGGGGCGGCCCCTCCCGAACGGTTCGGGCCGGTTCGATTCCGGCGCGGGGGGCGTACCCAAGCGGCCAGCTACCAGGGAGAACACCATGGACATCCGCAACCACTCGTACTCCAACCTTGCATTCCGGGACCCGGAGATCATCCTGGAGGACTTCAAGTACGCGACCTGGGGCCAGAAGTTCGACACCCTGATCGGGACGGGTCTCTCCGGCGCGCTGGTGGTCCCCACCCTCGCTCGCGCCCTGGGCCTCAAGTGGGCCATCATCCGCAAGCCGAATGACGGTAGCCACACCATGGCCAAGTTCGAGGGCGAGATCGGCTCCCGCTGGATGTTTGTGGATGACTTCGTCTCCAGCGGAGCAACCCGGGACCGCGTCAGGGACGCGGTGGAGGAAATCTCCGCCGAATACCGCCAGCTCACCACCTACGTGGGAACGTACGAATATGAGAGGTCCCGCTTCCGGGGCACCTGCTGACCGGACACAGAAAGGCCCCGGGGAACCCCGGGGCCTTTGCCGTACCCCATCGCGGCCAGCGATCAGGATGCTGGCCAGTCTACCCACGCCGGTTGGCCAGCACGCCCTCACGCCAGTGGACAAGCGCGCCCATGTCGTACAGCCTGGCCTCGGTCTGGCCATACGGCTGGCCATCGGGTTTGGCCAACGGTTCCGGGAACGTGGCGTCCCGGTGGGCCGCCTGGCGGAGCGTGGCCAATGTGATGGCCATCGGGCCGGATTGGCCAGGTAGGTTGGCCAACGCGTCAGCAAGGGTCACTCCTTGGCCAATGGCCATCTGGTCCGACTGGCCATCAACCACCGGCTGGCCACCCTGCTGGCCAAGGACTGGCCCGGCCACCGGGACGGATTGGCCATTGATCATCGCCATGGCCACCGGCTCGGACAGGAAGGGCGCGCGGAAGATCAGGAAGTCCTCCCCTTTGGCCAGCCCCCAGATCCCGCGCGGGCCAGTCGGACAGGCCACGTAAGCGATCGTGTCCACGAGCATCTTCCAGAGCTTCCGGTCCCACCGGGCGATCAGGCGGCCACCCTGGAAGCTCTCCCGGATGTCGCCACCGTTGCCCCCGAACACCGAGGCGGACAGACGCTGGGCGGCCACCACCGCGTGCATCTTCAGTTCCCGGCCCATGCCCACCAGTTCTTGCATGGCCACGATGGCCGGGGACTGGAGCGGTGGGTCCAGGTCCCCGAGATCGATGTCCGCCGTGGGGTCGTCGGCCAGGGCCAGCTTGGCCTCCACGATTAACCGCTTGCGCTCCGCCTTCCAGTGGCGGGCCAGTCGCTTGGTCTGGACGTTGATCTCCTCCACCACGACGAACACGCGCCGCTGGGTGGCCAACTCCTCCTCGTCCAGCTCCATCCGCCTGGCCATCTCGCTGGCCACGTCCAGCCAGGCCTGGTGAAGGTCCTCCGTTCGCCAGGCGTACCGGACGCGGTTGCGGTCCACCTTCCCGTCCCCGGCCCACCGCCAGTGACTGAAGCGCTTGGGGTCCATGATGAGAACCCCGTCCCCGTGATAGACGATCCTGGGCACCATGGCCACCCGGACCAGCACGCTCTTGCCGGTGCCGGATGCGCCGGAGAGGGCCATGTGCGGGGAGTCCTCAGCCAGGCTGACCGTAGCCAGGCGGCCACCGGGGCCACGGCCCAGGATCATCTGATCAGGCTCCGCATCCCGGATTGCCGGGAGCAAGTTTTCCCAGGTCAGGGCCGCCGGCGGCACCGGAGTGGCCTCGATCGTCACCCAGGCGTGCTCTCCCACCTCGGACCATTCGCCCCGAGGGTTGATGATGCCGAGGCGGGCACCGACCTGGGCCGTAAGCTGATCCTTGGTGCCCTTGGGGAGCGGAATCCCCGGAGGGATGGACAGCCTGGCCGCCTGACGTTCCGCCGGACCGTGCGTGTCCCCGGTACCCCAACCACGCGGAAGGTCCAGGCTTCCGCGTGCCCACGCCTTGGTGTACCGGAAGCCCAGCACCCGCGCGGCCACCTGGGCCGCCGGGTACACCCACTCCTTGTTGTGGCGGCGGCGGAACAGAACCCCGCGCGCGGCCCTCACGCCGCGCCAGAGGCCCCACCCCGCCGCCCCTACGGCATATGCCACCACCGCCCAGATCGTCAGCCAGTGGGCCGCCAGGGCCAGCAGGAGCGGCACGGTGATCAGAAGGTTGCGCCGGACCACCCGCCGCCACCGCGCGCGGGACAGCTTGGTGATCGGCTTGTCGCGGTAGTCGATCGTCGCATCGTGAAGGAAGGACGCATTGTCCTTCACGCGCCCGATGTACTCACCGGAGATGAAGAAACGCCAGGGGACGGCCAGCAGCAAGGGTGCGTGCCACCGGTGGGCCACCTCGCGTACGGCAGGGTTGTAAGGAGGCATCCATCCAGTATAGTGGAGGAATGACCAATCACTTGCTGAAGTTGTACCGGGTGAAGTCCACCCAAGACACCACCTATGGGGAGACAGAATCCGCCGTGGTGTACGCCTTCAGCCCGGAAGACGCCCTGGAGGTGTTGGCTGAGGCGTTCCGGGACAAGGACCTCCAGCCGCCGGACACCGGATATCTGGGTGACCCCGCCAACCCCTATGAGGTGCTGGAGGAAGTCCGGTTCGAGCGTGGTCTTGTCATGGCCTACGGCGAGGATGGGTAGCTGATGGGCTGGCTGGCCAGGGTGAAACGACGGCGGCCGGGGGTCTACGCGTACCGGACGCGTAAGCACCTCCGTCCCCGCCGCACCGAGTGGGGGTACGTCGGCAAGTCCCGGGATCTCAATCTCCGGGACCTTTGCCACGCTGGCCGGTGCCGTAGGCACGCATCGTGCCAGGAGAAGCCGTGGTGGGACCTGAAGGCTCGCCGGTACGTGATCAGGCTTCCCTGGTGGCTCGGATGGGACTGGATCACCCTCAGCCTGGAAACCATGTTGATCTTCCTGCTAAGGCCTCGGTACAACATCGCCAAGAACCCCTGGCCTCACGTCAGGAAGGCGACCCAACTGAGTCAGCGGTGGCAGAGGGACAACCTCCCTCGTGAGTACCGCGTGATGATCGGCTTGTCCCGGTGGATCGATTGGATCTACCGGGTGTTAGGAATCGCGGCCATTGCGATTGGGATAGGAGGCTACTTGTGGACGAGATAGAAGAGACCAAGCGGCTGGAGTTGTGGCAGCCAAGGACGATCGCCAGCCGCCGGGTGACGGCGGGCCGAACCGAGATCATGTCCAGTGAGGATCGCTGGGCGGTGGTTGGTGCCAGTCAGAAGGCGGCTGAGCGGGGAGAGGTTCAGATCATCCGACGCCAGCCGGTCCTGAATCCGGACACCATGCGGTATGAGGTGATCGTTCGGCGCTTGCGCAATCCCCGGCCCAGATGGTTCTGGCCGATGGTCATCGCCGGTGTGGTCCTGGTTGCCCTGGCCGCCCTGACCCTGTTCGGCCTCTGGGCCTTCCGGCTCACCGGCTCCCTGGGCGGATCGTTCATTTTCATGGCGGCGGCCACCCTGGCCGTGATCTGGGTGGTGTCCACGCTGAACCGACCGCGCGGCAAGCGTGGCGCGGTGGAGGTTGATGTCCACGTCCGCGTACGCTGAGCGGGCCATTGGCCTGGCACAGAGAGGCCCCCTCGGAGTCAACCGAGGGGGCCTCTCGCTTGTTCTCTCACGCGCCGTTCGGGATGTTCTCCTCCACGGTCGGCGGATCGGCTGGGGGCAGCATCGTGACCGAGCCGAGCGTGACCACGTTCTGGCGGGTGGACAGTTCGGTGAACAGGGCCAGCAACTCGGACAGGTAGCCGGGGTCAGCGATCACCAGGAGCTTTCCGGACATGTTGTTCTCGTCCTGGGTGATCTGCTGCTGGATCATCGGTTGGACTTCAGCCAGGCGGAGACCAAGCCCGCCACGCCGGACAGGATGGTCACCACGCCGGTGACCCACCACCCGGACCACTGAGAGGTGTCCAGATTGGTCAGCCAGTTGACCACGCCGGTGGCCACGATCGAGAGCACCACGGTCAGGGCCACACCCACCTTGCTTTCCTTGGCCAGGGCCTTGGAGCCGTCCCCGTTCGGTCCGGAGGTGTTGGCGGGATTGGTCTGGTTAATCGTCATGCCTACCCCTTGTCGCACTGGAATTGCTGACGTAGATCATGCCATGCCTTGGCCGCTCGCTCACCTGCTGGCGATACCGGCGGAGTGTCCAGGAAGACGTTGTCCTGAGCAACCACCAGGGCGCACGTGATCCGCCGCCCTTGCTCCCGTTGACGGTCCGTCTCCTGCTGGTTGGCCAGGCGGGCCGAGCGTTCCGCGTTCACCGCCCGGTTGGTCAGGGTCAGCATGACCACGATGGCCAGCGCCACCCCCATCAACTGGGCACCGACCAGCACCGTCCAGGAGTACCAACCGGGCATGTTTTCGCTGGTCAGGGACCGCCGGCGCATCACTCAGGACCCCCCAGTGAGGAATCGCCAGATGATGAAGACGGCAACAACGGAGAGGAGGGAGACGGCGGTGACGACTCGGCCGTAGACGTGCCCCCGCCAAACCTCACGAGCAACAGTTGAGCTGCCCCCGGTACGCCCACCAGAACGGCGGCCATCCACACCAAGGTCTCGTTGACCTGGTCCGGCGGGGCGAATCCGATTCCCGCCTGCTTGAAGATGATCACCCATCCCCCCACCCACGTGAGTGCGTCCCGTAGGACCGTCCAGAGGCCAGGTTGCCGCGCGCTCACTCATGGTCCGCCATTCTCGTGGATGGGTACAGGGCCGTCAGACCTCAGGACGTGTGCACGTCCGGAGCGGCCTCAATGATGATCTTTGCGGCCTTGGTCCAGAGGGCCATCGGAGCATCCTCCGAGATCTGCTGCCCCTTGGCGTCCGGGTTGCCGATGGCGTAGTTCCGAGCCGATTGCATGTCGTCCATGTGCATGGCCTCGGTACGGCCGGTGTAACCGCTGGACCAACCGCTCACCTTCAGGTGGTCATCCACCGAGGCGGCAATGGCGGCCGTGACGGTGCTCTTGATCCAGTCCTTGTCCGCTTGGTTCAGTGCCACGGGGATCTCCTCCAGGTGCCAGGAGGCCGTGCTGGCCTCCAACTTGCTGTCATAGGAAGCGCTGAAGTGCGCATGTTCCGTGTGGGCCGATGCGCCGGTATACGCCTTCTGAACCCACCCGGACGAGGCGGACCAGATCCGCCGGTTGTAGATGATGTACCGGAGACGCTCCTCCGCACCCGAGCGGCAACGGCCCAGCAAGAACTGGACCACCTTCTCCATCGTCAGGTCCGACTCTCGGAGATCATCGTCCACGTCGATGGCGTGGACCTCGTTGGTCTTGTCGGCATCGTGGATCGGCACCTTCCCCGTCTCGTCGGGGTTGTGGTCCGAGACCTCCTGGCGGTGAGCGGCATCCCCGATCGAGCCGTCCGAGGCGTGATCCCGACTCGGGGCGATGCGATCGAACTCCGCAAAGAGAGCTTTCAAGCAGGGTATGAGTACCCAGTCAGCCATGTTGATCACCTTACGCAATCTGAGTGATGCGCACGTACGAACCCTCCTGGAGGTTCGTGGAGTTCGCCGAACTGGTGTTCTGCGCCCACTGGATCGAGAAGTTCCCGGCGGATGAGACCACCACGTTGCCGCATGTCTCCCGGAAGCAACCGTAAGAGGTGCCAGCCGCCTGGCTGTACACCACGTCATTGCCGGACAGCGAAACGGCTTGCATGGTCACGTCCGTGACCGCCGTGGTGGTACCGGTCTGGGCACTGCCCGCACCGATACACGATCGTGGCGCGGCGGATCCGTTCCAGGTTCCCGTGAAGGCCCACCTGGTCTTGATCTTCTGAGTGGTTGTCGTGAGCTGGACCCAGTTACCAACGAACTCGATCTCATACGTACCGACGGCCAGAGCGATGCCGGACAGGTCAGGATCGTCGGCCAGGGTGGTGGTCGAGGTACGAGGGGTGGCGCTTCCCTTGACCGCCATGATCGGCACCGTGGCACCGAGAAGAGTTGCGGTCAACCTGAGCCCCGCGTAGAAGGAGGGGAATTGGGTACCGGACATGATCCCTCTCTAGTACGTCAGGTAGGTGGGCGTAGCCAGCTTCACCGGCGTGAACAGATCTTGGGCCTTGGCCGCCCCGTTCACTCCCCGCGTCACGGTGAGAACCTGACGACCGTTGACCACGTTGAGGTCCCCGACATTGGTCACCGTCATGATCTCCCCGTTGACGTTGATATTGAAGGGGACCTCCGCTGGAAGGATCGAGGTAGGTACCCAGGTGGAGAAGGCGTCCCCGTTGTTCGCCACTGTGATGGAGGTGGCACTGGAGGTGGCCGCCACCGCCAGAGTGGAGTTGTCGGCATCCAGGCGGAGGGTGCCGATCAACGCCTGGTCCCACATGGTTGCCGATGAACAGTTCATCTGGACCTGCCACTTGTGTGGGTACAGTGTGGCCTGGTAACCCTCCACGATCACGTCCGGATCGTTGCCGGTGATCTGAGCGCGACCGGTGACCACCGTCATCCGGAAGCCGTAGCGGCGGCCACGCCAGATCTGGACCGCGCCCGGAACGCGTGTGATCTCCAAGGTGATCTGCGGCCAGCGGAGCGCCGGATAGGTGCCGAGGTACAGACGCCAACCGGCGTGGTCGTCAAGCTGAAGGTCCGAGTAGAGGTTGACGCTGATCGAGTCGTCGTAGGTCCCCTGGCGAGCTATGGAGTCGTCATCCTGCTGGACCGAGGTGGACCCACCGATCCGACTGACGGACCACTTGTTCCTCAACCTCTGGTCATCTTTGATCGCTCGCGGGGGTGCCGAAAGGTGGCCGGCGGACACAGTAAGGGTCAGGCCGAGGGTCTGATTGAACCTGACCGAGTGCGGCCGGAACCCCAGACCGTTGTCCCGTTCGTAGAGGATCCCCTGGTCAGCTTCCTGGCATTGCTGGAGTGCGGGCACGATCGAGGACAGGGGCTGGGGACCCATCTGAACCGACTCCCCCGCCTCCACGATGACGGGGATTCCCTCCTCCATGCACAACCGAGACACTCGGTCCGAGGCCAACTCGGTGGCATAGCCGGAGGAGACCAAGCTGAAGCTGTCCGTTACGAACGGCAGAGTGTTCGGACCCACCCAGGAGTGAGCGAACATCGTGCCACTCAGGTCCGCGCGCCGAGGGTTGATCGTGAAGCCGGTAACCCTGGTGTCGGCCGCCCCCACGAACGAACCAGTCACCGCGTAGTAATCCACCCGGCCCACCTGATGAAGGATGAAGGACCAGTTGGTATTGGCACCGGACACATCCGTCTCGATCTGCCAGGCCACCCATTCGGTGAGATCGATCAGGCCAGCGATTGAGTTCGTGGACGTGGAGAGGACCGTGCCGTCCGCCGCCTCCACCGACATCTTGACGTTGGTTCCGTTGATGATGAACCGGTAATAGGACGTGATCGTCCCCAGGGCGTTCCAGGTGACCACGCCCGTATCCACGGCCGGAATCGCGCCGGTGAACTTGGTGAAGATCATCCCGCTGAAGCCGTGCACTCCGGAGGGGAGAACCGGTACGGCTTGACCGGTCACCGCGCTGGTGGCGTCCGAGAGCATGATGGCCTGCCCTCCGCCATCCGGCCCCTGGCCCGCCGAGACGGTGACGTTGCCGTAGATCTTGGCCGCCGGGCGGCCACTCACCAGGTTGGCCAGGGAGGATGCCCCGGCCGCATCCTCCAGGGGCCAATAACCGGTTGGAGAGTAGGCGGGTAACTGCCGAGTGAGCGCAGATTTGATCTCTCGCGTGCCTTGGTTGAGTCGCCGGAGAATGCCGTTGGCCGTGATGGACGCCCAGCAGTTGTCACCCTTCATGTCCCAGTCAACCGGCCACTGGTTGACCGTTCCGGCCCATTCCAGCGCGGTGGACACGTAATCGTCGAAGGTAACGAACGTGCCGGTGTTGGTATTGCTGCCACCCCGATAAGCCATCAATCCGGTGGCCCGGCCTCCCAGAAGGGGCTCACTGCCGCTTCCGATCCAGGCGGTGTCCGAGCCACCGGCGAGCGGATAGGCCGAGGCGTACACGCTGTCCCCGCTGGCCTGGACGTGGAGCCGCCAGCCGTTGTTGGCGGTGTACGCGCCAACGTCCTGGGTGAAGACACTGGTGGTCACCGTGGCCACCACCTTGACCAGGCGGAGATTCACCCGGCCCGCCGTGGTGAACTCCAGGAAGGCTCGCCAGTGGTTGTCGATGTCCGTCCACCGCAGGACAACCCCGCCCTGGAGGACGTCCCCCGTGGCCGCATTCGGCAGGATCACCGTCACTTGCTGGTCCACATCAACGGCTGAGCCGCCGTTGTTGATGGGGAAGCTCAGTGTGTTGGTGCCTGCGCCGCTCCAGGTGGCCACGCTGCCATTGGTTCCCCAGTTACTGGATGAGGTCCAGGTGTTCTCGGTGTCTGCCGTTCCGAGGCTCCCGGAGGTGGTCCGGGTGAAGGTGTCCCGGCAGGAGGTCATGGCCAGGCGGATTGGGGTGCCCAGGTCAAGATAGGGGTAGTAGGGGCCAAGGGCATTATGGGTGCTGAACCGTCCGTCCCGATTGTCCAGGGTCAGGTTCATGACCCCCGCGTCCACCTGGTCCGACTCGTTCTGTCGTCCGGCGGAGTAGGTGATGGCCTGGCCGCCATCGTTGCCGGGGTAGCGGACGTAGGACGAGATGTCCGTGGGGTTCGGCCCCCAGACCCCGATCGGGTCCTGGTTGTAGTAGAGCCACACCTTGATGTCATACGGTGGCGCGTTCAGGGTCATCTCTGGCTCACTGGATCAGGTTGGCGGTACGGATGAGGTAGCGGAGCATCGTCACAACCTCTTGCTGGCCAGCCAGCTCCAGGCGGATCGCACGCGGTGGCCCGGCCGCCGCTGGGGCCGAGGGGACGGAACGTCCCCGACTGGAGCTGGCGGACAAGATCCTTTGCTGACGGGTGTCGTACAACTCCGGACCGTTCTCGCCTACCCACATCAGACCGGTATTGAGCGTGGAGCCGCCGGTAGCCAGACCGCCGATGTTTCCGGAGGCAACCCCGCCCGGAGAGTACGGCTTGCCGAACGTCAGGAAGTTCTGGCGGATGGTCACCGTCCACTTGGTCTTCATGGATGCCAATTCCGCCTTCAGGCTCTTGACTTGCCGGATGGCCCCCGGAACTCCATTTACGGCAGCTTGAGCCGCATACTTCTTGGCAAAGTCATTGCCCGCATTCTTGGCCTCCCCGAACTGCTTTTTGAGGGCTTTGATCTGGCCCTCAGTGAGTCCAGCGGCCCGAAGAGTGGACTCCATCGCTGGGGTCATCTTCCCGTTGAAGGTCCCGCCCAGCGCGCCGGCGGCACCCTCCAGCTCGATTGCGGCCTCGGCCAGACGCCGTTCAGCATCCTTTGCCTCATCCGAATTCTTGCCATGCTCCTTAATGGCATCGTTGGTTGCCTTCTGCTGCTTCTTCAGCTTTTCCTGGGCGTCCAGCAGAGCGAATACGGGATCAGTCTGTGCCTTCATTTGCTTGGACAATTCATCCAAGGCGTCCTGCTCACCACGGGCAGCCTTGGCCGAGTCGTCCATGGCAGTCTTCAGCTTCTGCTGTTCCTCGGTGAGCGGCGGGACAACCCAGGTGGCCCCCTTGGTGGAGGCCTTCATGTTGTCGATGTTGTTGACGAAGTCCCCGACGATCGCCAGCGGGCCGCCCAGGAAGGTGGCGAACCCATGGAGTGCGTCACCCAAGATCGGGATGCCGCTCGCCGCGCCGTTCACCTTGTCAAGCCACTTGTACGTTTCGGCCAGGACAGTGATCAGGGGGCCGAGGCCCTCCATCATCAGGTGAATGGAGTCGGTAACGTGGTCCACCGCATCCGCCGCTACGTCTGAGTGATCGGCGAATTGCTTGGTCAGGCCCTCGAAATCTGTGCCCAGTTCAACGATCAAGCGGCCCAGGGCGTCCAGCACTGGCTTGGCCTTGGCGCTTCCGTAGACGAACCCATCCAGCAGGGCGTTGCCAGCGGTGATCAGGTCCTTGGTCAGCGGCTCCAGGGACGGAGCAAGGTTGTCAAAAATCTTGCCGATCTTGGGCACGGCCCCCGAGGCCGCCGCCTCCAACTGGCTGAGGCTTCCCTCCAGGGGCTTGGTGAAAGCCCCCTCGGCCTCCTTGGTGATGCCATCCATGAAGGTGTGCCCGATGCGTCCGGCCCACCCGGAGATTGCGGGGTTCTTGGCGGCCAGGGCGACACCGCCCACGATGCCCCCGATACCGACCCCGCCCACCACGGCGGCGGCCATCAGACCAGCGATCTCCGGAGCCAGGGCCGTGCCGAGGATGCCCGCCCCAGTCAGGAACTTGTGGTCCCCGAGGTTGCCGATCCCCTTGCGAATCTGCTCCCGAACCTTGTCCCCGAAGGACTTGGTCTGAGGTTCGTTCGGGATGATGCCCTTCAGAATGTTCTGATTCTTGGTCAGCCGCGCGATGTCCTGCTGGAGCTTGCGCTGGACCTTGGAGATGTCCAGCTTCTGGGCAGCATCATCGGTGTCGGCAAACGCCTTGGCCAGGCCGCGCAACTCATGCTCGGCCAGCTTGATCTGAACGTCCAGCCGCTCCAGGGAGCGCTTGGTCTCGTTCGTCTCCTTACTCAAGCCCTCGGCCTTGTCGTCCGCCTCCTGGGCGGACTTGCCGAACAGGCCGAGTTTCCGGCTGGACTTCTCTGCCTTGTCGCCTACGTCCCCGATGTTCTTACCGGCGGACTTGGTGCCTGCCTCGGTCTTGTCCCTGGCCAGCAACTCCAGGATGAGTTCACGCTTGTCACTGGCGGCCATGCCCTCACCCTTCCTGGCTGATCAGGTACTCCAATTGATCAATGATCTGGAAGATGGTCATCTCCTCCAGAGAGGCAGGGTGAATGCACGTGTTGGCCGCCAACATCGGTCCGGCTACTTCTAGGAGGAGGCGGACCCCGTCACCGGCATAGTCACCAACGAGACGGTATCCGTCCGAGAGGTGGCGTCCGAGGGAGACTCGGCCGGAAGCACGACCGGTGCCGAGGGCGGCATGTCTGGTGACCCCCCCGGTTCCATGTCCACCCGCTCCCCAGAGGTGGCCTCCTCTTTTCCCGGCTCCAGATCCTCGGTCGGCACGGCGGACCAGACGATCATCATCACGATGGGGTTGTAATCCTCGAACGAGGGAGCCTTGTCCCCGTAGTCCGGATCGAGCTTCATGGCCAACCAGGACCCTGCCATGTCCCCCACCGCCGAACTGGCCCGGACCCCGTTCATCACGTCCGCGATGGGCAGGCCGATTTCCTGCTCCAGGGCCATCAGCGTCCTGGCTCGCTGGGAAGTGATGATCGACTCGTCGTAGATCCAGTGCCGGTCCCCGTAGTCCGCGATGTCCTGCGGATCGGTGAACCGGAATCGGAGGGGCTTCAACAGGCTTGACATGGCAGGGCCTCTCTCACTTGGCCAGTCGCTGGGTGAACTCATCCAGGACGGTGATCATCTCACGCTCGGCATTGTCTGCCGCTTGATCCGTTCCGCGCTTCCAGTAGCCACCCTTGATCGAGGTGACGGCCCAGGGGTTGGCGTCCCGGGAACCGCGTCGGACACCCCGCCGGATACGCCGGTGGCGTCCGTAGACAGGGTGCCGCAAGCGCCCGGACTCCAGGGCCTTGATGTCCCGTCGTTCGTGCGCTCCGTCCCCGAACAGCAGGAGCCGGAACGAGGCCAAGCGGGCCTGGCCTCGTAGCGCCGTCTTCCACTTGATCGACTTGCTGAAGGTGTTCTCGTACCCGCCCCGCTTGGGCAACCCCGAGGCGTACTCCGCCTCCACGGATGCTTTGACGGGCTTGGCCACTCTCTTGAGCGCGTTGGCCATCTCGCGGCCCAGACCCTTCTCCCCCTCGGCCTGGATCTGGGCCGCAAGCTTCCTGAGCTTCTCCTGGCCCAGGATGGTGACCTCCATGGCCTAGAACGCACCCACCGTGGGGACACCGTCCACCTGAAAGGAGGCAGCGATCGGGACCCGGTCGGAAACAGTCGCGTCCACGGTGAGTTCGGTGCACCAGCACTCACCGGTGATCTTCACCCGACCGGTGGTGGTGCCCTCCGGGCCGTACTGGAAGGTGGCCGTAGCGGTGGCCGTCCGGAGGGAGTTCAGGACGGTGAAGATGCCCGTGGTGGCGGTGGCGTCAAAGTGGCCGGCAATACTGAACGTGATGTTCGCCAGTCCGGGGATCGACTTGGTGCCCTGGTCTGTGAAGGCCGTGACCTCGGACAATGCCCGAGCGCCCGGGAGACCGGTCACCTGGTTGAGATAGATGGTGACGTCACGCAGAGTTCCGCCGGAATCGTCCAGCGAGAACACCGCGTCCTTGCCATGCCGGAACGTCATAGCGGACTCTCCTTGATCATCGTGGTGCGAACGCCATCAGGTAGGTGATGGAGCCGGTACCGGTCACGTCCGTGACCGCGCGGACGTACCGGTTGATCTGGGTGCCGTTGGCGATCTTCAACCTCTGCCAGCCAACGGCGGTGACCGAGGTGAACGAACCCAAGTCACTCCAGGATGAGTTGTCCGTGGAGTGCTGGATCTTTAGAGCAACCGAGCTGAATCCCGAGTAGGCCGAGACATGGAGAGCGGCCACCGCGCCCCCCGTGGTGTTCGCCACGGGACCAGGTCCGAGGGAGGTGCCCCGATCCACCGCCGTGCCGTTTCCGTCTGCCGTGATGGCACTGGGGGCCACCAGGACGTACCCCATGTCCACCGACTCGTCCGCTGCCGCACTGACCGAGAAGCCCAGGGCATCCGCCACGGCGGCATCCGTGGTGTACTCCGATACGTCCCCGAGGCAGAACAGGGCGGGCTTTCCCACCGCCGTGCCGTCCGTCAGGGCCGTCAATAGGAGGTTGTTGTCCACGCCCACGGCGGCCAGGATCTCCGCCTGGAGGTTGGAGCTGGAGTCCGCCGGGCCGCGCACGGACATGGAGCCAGACATCAGGCCAGGGACGAACGACATGCCTCCGCCGGTGGTCACCACCGTCACATCCGAGTAGGCGCGTTGGTGCTGGGAGTTCACCCCCGAGACATTGCCGGACACCTCGAACTCGTTGGCGTACACCCTGATTCCGTAGCCAGGGAGAAAGCTCATTGGGCCACCACCTCCACCACTAGCTCGGCCCCGATGTACTCAATGCCGCTGTATTGGATCACGCCGATCCGGCGCGTTCCCGTCATGTCCGCGTAGCTGACCAGACCCCCTAGGGTCTTGTCCTGCTCCAGGATGTCCTTGATCTTGGTGCCCACCCCGCCGGTGGACAAGGCCGTCCGCAAGATCCTTTGTCCACCCGGGGAATTGGCGGACTGGAGGAGTACAGCCACCAGGAAGGTGAAGGCGTCCGATCCGCGCTGGAAGGTCAGATCCCAATCAATGTCATCCAGCGAGATGATCATGGCCGGTGCGGGAGCCTGGCCCTCTACCTCGGAGAATGCGGTCAGCGGAACGTCCACCCCGTCCACCTTGAACATGGCCACGCCCTGGAACCGATCCCGGAGAGCATCCGCAATGACGTTCAGGTCATAGTCGGCCATCACGCCACCATCCCGACACGCACCCGAAACGGGGCCAGCCGCTCGGCCACCTTGGGATTGGACCGCACCCGGATGGCGTAGTCCCCGAACCCCGCCACCCCGAACGGGGTGTCCGGGAGCTTCATTTCTTCCTCGGCCAACATGAGACAGGCCGACTTCACGTCAGCCGGTACAGCAGCCCAACCCCATGCCGCCGTCACGTCCACGGTCGTCACAGGCGCACACCACTCGAACGAGGCGGGCAAGAGAGCCGTGGAGGGCCAACGAGAGGTCCAGGTGATGCGGAGGAAGGGCCAGCCAGGGAGACCGTCCAGAATGCCGTTCAGAGGCTCCAGGATCACCCCGGTCACCGAGGCCCACGCCACCCCATTGATGATCAGGCCGTCCGTGGTCCAGAAGTCGTCCGTCTGGATTCCCGAGGCGGACACCTCGAACGTCCGGGCCGAGGCGTCCGCTACTTCGGTCCGTCCAAAGGTCCGGCCGCAGTAGCGATCGATCCCCCGGCTGGCCGCCGTCAGCGCGTCCTCCAGGGTGGCAGTCACATAGCTGTTGGTGTCGGCGATGCCCATCCGCTGGCGCAACTCGGTCACGGTGGCGTACATCCCGCCGGTGGCCACGGTGGTGGTCAGCGTGACGATCTCGGTTGCTGTGACAGTGTCGTTGTCCGGATCGGTTCCGGTCCACTCCACCAGGTAGTCCGCGAGGGCCAGACTCCCGCCTGGCGTCCAGACGTAGGCGTTCACGCCGGTGGAGGGGTTCAGGACCCCGGTGGCGGTGGGGCCGAGAACAGCAGCACCACCGGCCAGCGGGGTGATCGTGATCGTCACGCCGGTGACATCCACCAGGGGACCACCGGCGAATTGACGCCACTCGGCGGTGAGCGTGTTGGCCACCGATCGGTAGACGGTTGTCACGGGGACACCTCCATGGTCACGGGCACCTCGGACGAACCGTTCCAGAGCGAGAGGGTCACGGGCACCTCGGCCGATCCGGTCCATAGCGTGGCTGTGGGGCCGGACAACTCGGATGAGGTGGAGTTGCCGTTGGTTCCGTCCCACGCCCACCCGGAGGTGTCACCGTCCGCGTAGGTATCCAGTGCTCCCACCTTCTCCAGCAGCACACCCGTCAGGCCGTAACCCACTACCAGGGAGTCCCACAGAAGATAGATCCCGGTGGCCAGGGCGGGGGCCGCCGCCGCCGTGAAAGAGAAGCGGGCTGTGGTGCCCACCGCGCCGGTGGCAAACCCGTGGGTCTCCGGGAAGGCGTCCCCTCCGGCGCTCCGGGTGTAGGCGATGTAAACCGTGTGCCCGAAGTCGAAATCCGAGGCCGAGCCGTTGTGGCCATAGAACGAGGCGGTGAAGACATCGCCCGGTGCGCATGCCGCCGCCGGGGTCTGAAGGAAGCCGTTCGTGGTGGTCCGGACCCCGGTGGATCGAGGACACGCCGGGGTGGGGAAGTCGGTGGCTCGGCCAGGGGTACCGGTCCCGGCATAGCCGGTGGAGTTGTTCTTGCCCGCCGGGTTGGGGCACAGGTTGTGACGCGTCATCAGGTGGTCCGGATGACCAGGGTGTTGGCAGGGGTACCGCCGGGGATGGCGTCAACCGGACCCAACAGGATCGAGGGCAACAGGGTGAGCGTGGTCCGCACCTGGGCGGGGGTCTGGCTGGCCCATGCTCCGGACACCGCCTGGATGGTGTTTCCGCTGGTAGAAGCCAGGCCGGCGAGCGTGGTCAGGTCAGAATCCAGCGGCTGATAGCGGGCATCCCCGCGCGCGTCCGTGTGGTACTGGGTGTGTGGATCGCTGGCCGCCACGTGCGTGGTGACGGCCCCGGCGGGGGCATCACCCAGGGCCACGGTGGCGGAGGTGGTGCCGGTGGGGACGCGCGCCAGGGCCAGGGTGCCCGCCGTGATCTGGCTGGCATTCAAGCTGACCGCGTCCGATCCGGCCGAAGCGTGCGAGGAAGCGTGCGCCGAGGGGGCGAACGTGGAGGGCTTGCCGGTAATGTCCACCCACGCGACCGAGCCGCCACCGCCCCCAGCCGAGCCGGTATACCCGTTGGCTGTCATCCCACGGCCTCCTTCACCCCGAACGGCCCGGAGCCATGCCGCGCGGCCCACTCGGCCAGGCGGGCAATCTCGTGGCCCTTGGCCTGGATCAGGGTCTCCTGTTGCATCGCGTAGGCCGTCTCATCCAGGTAAATGCCGCCCTTGTGATGGGTGGTCTTGATCGAGGTGTCCACGGCCACGGTGACCTCGGCCGCCGCCGCCCGGATGCAGAAGGACAGGTCCTCACTGAAGGTACGAGGCGTCCCGTTGCCGCCGCCGTCCGGAAGGGTGATCGGCTGGAAGGGGTCCCGGCCAACGGCCTCGGCCGCCTCCCGGTGAATCAGCAGGCACGCCGCACCGGTACCGGCCACGGCCTGCCAGGCGTCCCGGCGGTATCGGTTGATGTGCCGCCAGCCCTTCTCGCCCGTCTTCTCGATCTCGGTGAACTCGTACAGGGTCGGGATGATCCGGTACCGCGCGCCATGAAACGGGGCCTCGGCCAGATCGGGATCACGTTGCTGGGCAAAGCAAAGGGCTCCGGTGACCCCGGAGCCATTGGTCTCAGCGGACTGGATCAGGCGATCCACCGTGTCCGCGTTGAACCCCATGTCCGTATCCACGAACCAAAGCCACTCGGCATCGCTGGCCAGGAACGCATTGGTGATCTCGTTCCGGCCACCGGCCACGCCCATGGTCCCGGCCACCTTGCGGAGGTACTGGCCGCCCTCCCGGATGATCCGGGGATCCAGCCGGTGAGTGTCGTACAACAGCAGGTCCATCCAGGACAGACCGAAGCACGCGGACCAGTTGCCGTTGTCCACGAACCCCGGAATCACCGTGCCTGGCTTCATCTCTCCCACTCTCCCGGCAGGGCCGTTGGCAGGGTTGAACGGGCGGCCCGCCACCCTGCCAGGAGCGGGCCGCCCGAGATCGTCACGACTTGGACGCGCGCCGAGTCGTCTTGGTGGAGTCGGCGGACGCCTTGGCTGGCTCCGGCTTCTCCACATCCTCATCATCGGTGCGAGCCGCCGCCGGGGTGTCCTCGGCCGAGTAGGTCTGGACATCCGAGTGGGCCGTGGCCACCTCGCCGGGGGCGGGCCGGTTGTCTCCCGCCGTGCCCTCCGGATCGTCCATGTCCACGTGCTGACCGGTGGCAACGTCCACCGGACCGACCGATTCGGAGAGCATGACCATCCGGCCGTCCCCGGCGGTGACTACCGGGCCACCGTGCTGCTCGATCGGCTGCTTGTCGTCGTAGTCCGGATCGCCGGACTTGGCCTTGTCGTACACCATTGCTTGCTTCCTCCTTCGGGGTGGATTCCCGGGGGTCACGCTGGTCTGCCGTGGCAGGAGCCAGCCTCACCCCCGGGAGCCTATGTACCCCAGATCAGGCCGTGGTCTTGTCCTGGAGCAACCGGAACGCCAGATCGTTGACCGAGTCGGCCCCGTTCCGGAAGTGCATGTACCAGGCCCGGCGGCCGTCCGGGAGGTTGTTGCTGGTGTTGAACAGGTGCGGGATGAACTCGATCGAGGTGGAACCGGGCTTGTCCACGATCACGTAGTTGTCGAACAGGCCGAACACCAGGAGGTTGTCAATGGTGGTGGTCTGGCTCGTGGACGGCGCGGTGAACGACTGCTGGACCTGGTGGCCCAGGAGCTGCTGGGTGAACGGCTGAGTCAGGTCCGTGGTGTACGTGGCACCCAGGGCCGTGCCCAGGGCCTGGATCTCACCCAGGAACTTCGGGTGCATCAACCACTGAGCACCCTCCGTCCAGCGGTCACCGAGGGCGTTGGCGATGCCCTGGAGGTCCGCCAGGGTCCAGGTGTGGCCGGTGGTCAGGGACACCGTGACGTTGGTGTTGGCGGCCAGGGCGGTGAAGATGCCGGTGGGAGCCGTGGTGCCGTTGCCCGTCATGTGGGCCGCCGCCTCCAGCCGGGTGCGCGAGTCGGCCAGCAGGCTCTGAACGTCCGAGCCCAGGGAGGCGATGTCCTCGAACGATTCGATCGAGGCCTGAATGAGGCTCTTGGCCGAGAAGACGGGAATCTGGACCGGAGCGAACGGCGGAGTGTCGTCCGAGACCTCGGTGAGTTCCGCATCCCACGAGGCGGTGGAGCCAGCGGTGGAGACTCCGTTCCACTTGTTCGCCCCGCCGGTGAGGCTGACCACCCGGGAGATCGTCCGGACTACGTCCTTGGCCCCGGTGTTGGTAATGATCAGGGTGGGGTCCAGGTGGGTCGGGACCAGGTAGCCACCGGCGGTGTTCGTACCGACGGCCACAGCGGCCCGCTCAGCCTCGTTCAGGAGGACGGCCTGGCCAACGGTGATCTTCTCGAAAGCCGTGATGTAGTCGTCCCGCATCCGGGCCAGGATGTTGGTGGCCCAGGAGGTGTCTCGCGCGTGCTTCTTCACGGCTCGCTCGAACGACTCCCGACCGGAGTCCCGAACGTCCAGGGTCTCCAGCGCCTTCAGGTTGGAGGTGACCAGGGCGCGGGTGATCTCCCCCTTGTCCATGTGCGAGTTGTTGGACCGCAGGATCTCGAACGGGTCCGTCTGAACCATGACCTCCGGACCCCGCTGGCCGCCGCCGGCGCGCGTGACCTGCGGATTTGTGGTCTCAACGCTCCGAGACAGGTCGGCATTACGGACCGCTTCCATCCGGTCCTCGTGCTCGATCGCCTCGGCCCGCTCCACCTCCAGGGCCTCGAACGTGTCCAGCGCGGTGGCCGAACGGGTCAGGTCCTCCTCGGTGGGCTCCTCCATGGCCTCCACCTCAAGGACTGTGGCCCGCTGGGCCTCCATGAGGGTGGTCAGTTCATCGCTTGTCCGCCGCCGTGGCATCTCGCCTAACTCCCAACTCGATCGCTCGCATGCGCAGCGCCAGTTGACGCGCGCGGGTGCGGCCCGAGTGGGAGTCAGTTCCCGGCTCTACCGTCGGGGGCGGCCCGGATGGGGTGCCCTGTCCAGCGGCCCCATCGGGGTGCTGGATCTGGTCCAGGATTGTACGGACAAGATCAGCCAATTCGCTACCTGCCCGAACGGCCAGAATCCCGGCACCGGTGTAGGCGGGGGAGTGGGTCGG